GTACTGCCTTTAGTTATATTTTGATTTGGGCTGTTTATAATAATATCGTTGGTAGTACCCACAACTAATGCCGACAATGAAATTTGACCATAAGTCGAACCAGCTACCAAATCATAGTCTGCCGTTGTAAAACCCGTGGTACTTGGTTGGCTTGTTGGACCAAACAAATAGACGCCACCACTACCTATATTATCTTGTTTTTCTTGGCAATATAGCCTTAACCTTGCACTTAAAATATATGCGTATGTAGGAATACTACTTGTATCTATAGGCAAAAGTGTCCGATAGATTTGATAGTTTCCACTGCTTCTTTCTGAGCGTACATATAACCTTGAAACATCAGTACTGTCCCCGTTTGTGTCATTGCGGCAATTGTCCCAGTTTGTATCGTCGTTCTTAATATTCCCTACTCCGCCACCACTAGCGGTAATGGTTACGGATTTATAAATCATGATTAAGAGTTAAAGCCGTTAATATAGCCGTAATATACACCAACACTTACCCTATGGATAGAAAGACTGATCACCTTATTTGCTGCTGTTGGCAACGTAGGAATCGACCCATCACCCGTTAGCCATGTAATACCAGACCACCATGTTACTGTACGTGTTCCCGTTGCGTCTTGGATAAGATAGATTGTCAACATTTGTCCATCGACATCCCCTGTTGTCGCCAACGTTCTATTTCCTCCAAGTGTTAGAGTGCGGACATTGCCCTTAGTTTTACTACTAAAATCTAATGTCACCGTTGCTGCATCTGTTTCTGTACCAAAAACTTTTAAACCCAAAACTACATCACCCCTCAATGCGTTAAACACCGATGCCACTGCGTTTGTACCTGCTGTTACGTCTGCACTTGTTGCCATTTGTTTATACTATCATTTTTAAACTATAAAGCTTGTGACACATAGGTTAACCAATAGTTATTTGCCATCCTAAGGTTAACGTATCACTGGCGCTTTTGACTCTATTTATTGCCAACTTTGCAAATAGAGTACCTGAATCTACGGTGCCACTTGCGGCATCTCCAAACAACCCCGCTTCGCGAAGGGTTCCATTTGCATCGGGAGTACCGAAAAATGTTTGAAATGTTGCAACATTAGATGAATCTGAACGAACACTAACTAATTTTCTAAATAACTCAGTGGTTAACTTAGTATCGGCGTTGGCTGGTGCGACTGCACTTGTTCCCAGTGCGCAATATGTAATGATCCCCTTATTGTTTGTTTCATTTCCGCGTAAACCACTTGCCATAGCCGCCTTACCAACTGTAGTAATTAGATTTTTAATATGATCTATAGATTTAATTCTGCCTGTTTTTGCGTCTTGAAGTATAAGAGTACAAGCGCCCATAGGAATAACAATCCCTTGAAGTGGAATTATGATATTTTGACCGTTTTTTATATACTCTGGCTGCATAAATTTATTATAAACTAACCCCAACCAAAAAGATCCCAACGCGCACGAGTAATGGGGGTTGCCTGCAAACTATCGGTACACCATGTGAAATATGGACCACTGCTATCAATTGTTAAAATTTCCGTCAGACTATCGCTCAATAGTGAATCTTGAACACTTAAAAGTTCATCCACAACTTCGTCGCTGTCTAACTCAATCAAGTTTTTGTTTGCTTCTAACAGTTCTATTAAAAAACGAATAATACCCATAGTCTTCGAGCTGGCAACAGAAATATCGTATGTATATAGTCCCGCACCTAATGATTTAGAAACAACTCTTTGTACCAAGTAGTTGTCACTTATTCCGTAATTTGAAAGTGTGATATTTATATATTGACCCGAAATAAAACCAGCTGTGTAGGTAGAGAATCCCCCTTCGATAATGTTATTAGCATAATCTGTAAGTTCTGCGCTCGCACGATCTCGTGCAGCCTGTGTGGTTGAAATGCTTTTATCAAAAACTGCAAACTCTTTAACCCCACTATTTGTAATAGATGTCGTGTCTTCGACAGCAACAAGAATGGGGATGTCGTATTTATATGAAAGACTGAGGATGTCAGTCGTGGACAATACAGTCCCACTAATATCTTGTTCCAAAAATTTTTCTTGAAAATTCAAATACCAATTAGATCCGGAAATATCAATGTTTTTGATACCGATAGACTGACCAACTCCATTTACAGTCAAGGCCAAATTATGTGGTTTATCTGGTAATACAAACTTGCGCTTTTGTCCGTCCCCCTTCTCCGAATAAGTTGTGGTATCTGATAGTTTTGTCCCACCTCGAACATAGATCCGATTTTTCAGTTGCGACGCATCTTTGTTGATACGTAAACCATAATAATCATAACTACCAACAGTATCGTACACCTGGAATTCTCGACATCGATGTATATTGTTGAACCCACCCGTTCTGGCTCCAAAACCTGTATATATTCCCCCCAATGCTCTTGGTGTGCCGTTATATGTCAAAACTGTCGACCCCTCAATTTTTACAACAATAGTAAAACCTGTAACCTCTATCTGTAATGTTCTCCAAGTATTATTATCTAAATTTGCGAAAGCAACACTAGAAAGAAGCGTTCCATCAAACCATATTTGTATTACATCGTCGTATTCATCCATCGCAACTAAAAACCCACCATACCCAGCCCCAGCATCTTCGGTTTGGGGTTCACTAGAACATCCCCACCATACCCAGTTAGCATCGGCACCACCAGAACTTACACCATTAAAAAACTCGCCATAAATAACAAAAGATTCTGCTAATTTCTTTTGATACGAAACCCTTCCTGCCTGGTTATTTGCGGCAGCTGTTAAAGCCACCCATGAATTTAAGACATCAAAACTGGCATCCTGTTGTAATACTCCAGTTGGAGCTGTAACCATCGAATCGTTTATTTGATAAGTGGTTTTTGTGGCTGTAATATTAAAAGGTGCCGCCGATTGTATCAGTGGAAAATAATGTACATCTTTTGAATAGTCGATGTACCAATTTCGCCCAGTTAAATCGCAAATGCGTCTCATTACTTGGCTTACCTGTAAATAATTGAAGCTAATTTGATCAATTGTTACACCAGACACTACATTTGCCGTTGTTATTCCAGACCCTGGACAATATGTCGAAACAATATCTTGGATAATGGCTAAATCAGTCATGCTTGAATATGATTTGTGGACTAAATTTCTGTCCAATAGTCTCACATAGTCAATACAGCTCACGTCTATTTTTATGACCCCCTCGGATCTTTGCGACAATCCTACCGATAATATATAGCCACCGAATTGGCGCGTACCACTTGCATTAGTTATGACAATCTCTTGATCAGTACTTGGTATTCCATTTCCACTTCTATCCACCATAGAAAAACGACATACATTTTGTTTATCGTTTATCACATCCTCAATAACCACTGTTTTATCGAGTACGTCTGCGGTTCTGTCGATGCCGTTGATTGTTATGTCATATGCCATATTAGAATTTTACGTTTTGTTGTAATTTACGAATGATTCCATCGCCAATCTTCTCACCAATAATTGAAGCCCCCGCCTCGTCTGAAATTAATGCACCTTGCATGTCTATATTCAAACTAATCATACTTGGTCCAGAATTAAAACCTTGATTTCCAACCACAGAAGCGGCCATTTGTGGCGCACCAATATTTGGCATCATTATTAACCCAGATAAGGCACGGTTAACTTCTTGAACCCCATGTTGTACGATGTCAACAACGGATGGACTGTGTCGTTTGGTAAAATCTAACGAATCCTTTATTTTGTTTACTTTCTCTTTTATTTTCTCCCAGGCTTCCTCAAATGGTTTAGTCAAGTTATGAATCACTAGACCACCCCAACCTTTAATAAAATCTATCGCGCCACCAAATATTTTTTTAATGCCCTCCCACGCGTTTACCAACATTTCTTTTACAGCAATCCACGCTTTGCCCCAATCGCCAGCCAATAGTGCTAAACCTACTTTAAGTATTCCATACACAATAGCCCACGCAAATTGGACAACTCCCATTATGATCTCCCATACACCTTTAAACATTAAACTGAACCACTCCCAACGTTCGGAAACAAAAGAAACAACAGATTTAACGGCTGGCATAAGATAGTTTTGGAAGAAATTCACAATTTCCGTCACAACAGTGTTTATTGTTCCCGAGCTTCCTTGCATTTTACCCGCAAGTGACGAAAATACATCTGCAAGATGCATAATTGTGTTTTGTACAAACTCACTATTTACAAACTCTTTTATTGATTTAATTGTGTTTTGTACAAACTCTATTACTGATTTAATTGTGTTTTGTACAGACTCACTATTTACAAACTCTTTTATTGATTTAATTATATTTTGTATTGCGGGGACTGCGTCATTTTCTATAAATATAGTCAATTTTTCAACCCCATTTTTTATCATGTCGAATGCTCCAGAATCGACCAGTACATTTTTTAGGGCTATACGAACAGTGTCACCTAGTGTTGCCATTCTGCCGGTTAAAGATTTACTTTGTTCATCCATTGCCCCAAAATACTTTCCACCTTCACCAGTTACCGCGGTAAGCGCCCCCTGTAATGTGTTGAAATCAACCTCACCGGCAGAAACTAAGTCTTCAAACTGTGCCATAGTCACACCCATCGCTTCGGCGGTATCTTTTTTGACAGTAACCCAGCCAGCGTTGACCATTTCTTTAAAGTCCACGGCGTCGGCTTTTCCCTTGCCATAGACTTGACCAATTGTATTACCGATACGTATCATCTCAGCCGATCCGGCACCAGTAGAAGATACAGCGTCGCCAAGGCCTAAAACAGTCTTTCTAGCCCCCTCTGCACTCATTCCTGCGCCGATCAATCGTTGATTCATGTCAATCAGTGGTGCCAAATCGAACGGTGTTTTCTTTGCGTCTTCTTCGATAACCTTTAGGGTTTCAAGTGCTTTTGTTCGATCTTTTAGAAGCGTAGTAAATGCAATCGTGGATTGCTCATACTTGGCGGCCGAGTCAAGTCCAACTTTTGCACCTGCTATGCCTGCACCCGCAAGCGCAAGACCTGCCACACCCGCAATCCTAGTTAACGCTCCAAATCCAGCAGAAACTTTACTGGTAAAACTTCCAACTTCAGAATGGGCTTTATTTAAACCATCCTGAAAACCAGAAATATCCGCTTTAATGTGTGCGACCACTGAGCCAAGATCAAAAGACATAATTTCAGTCTATCACTCGTGGTCACTACTTTAAAGTTATTTTATGGCAATCCATTTAGTGTGGTTGGAAACAGTCGTTTTAAAAGCATTGAAAGCCACTTGATCGAATTCCTCATCTAAATAAGATTTCCCTTCCATTTCTTTTTCTCTATAGTCAATAATTCTCCAGATCTGTTTAGGATCGTTGACATGTGGATTTTGAACAATAGCCAGTTGTTCCCTCATCGTGCCTATCTTCCGTTTGTTTATGTGTTTAGACAATAGGGGTAATTCGTCTAAATAGACGTTTTCCAATATGTCTTTTTTCGACCACCCATACTCGCTCGCCAGTAGGTCGATTGACCAATAGAGCCATTCTTCTATCTCTATTGGCTTATTTGATTTGGACGAGCTGTCATTTTTTTTATTTTTTCGTACACGTCTTTGTAGTTGTTGACTTCAATGACTGCTGTACAAATATTTACGGCGTCGTCCAGACCAATCTCGTTTAAAAAGTTTTCCTCAAGACCTGTTGCGATTGACATTACTGCTATCGCCTCTGGCCAAGATTCAACAAGTATTTCAGGTAGAAGTTGCAACATGTTTTCATTGTTCAACTCGCCCAAATTACCAATCTTTTTTGGTAAATCACGCAAGGCTTTTAAAAGCTCTGCGTATCTACCCAGCGGCAACTTTTTAATTTCAATTGTTGTTTCATTAATTATTATTGTCATTTGATTTGGCGGGGTACTAGACCCACGGTATGCCATGTTCAAACATTAGGCGCCGGAATCTCCAATGAGTCCGAGGTAGTTACCCGCGGATTTGGTTTCATCCAACAACGCTTCAAATGTCACTTCCACGGTCTTTTGTTCATCGACTTTGTGGTTTAGCGACACGGAACTGGTGACTACTGCTTTGTGCAAAACTATGTCGTTTGCACGTGTACCCATATTGAGTGGATGAAGCACGAGTTGTGCTGCAACTGCACCCATACGTTGTCCGGCTACTTGTCCAACGGTCATGCGGGCATTCCCTGCACCGGCGAACGTGGCGTTTGGCACGGCAATTTTTAGGTTGGCAATAGTGTATTCAGCGAGTGGTACTTTAGCTGTCCATTTTTCACCAACTAAATATTTCTCAACAACTGTTTCACCATATTTGTCGACTTTTACGTCGGCATATACTGGTTCATAGGACACTTCAACTCCGCCCTCGGTATGTCCAAGGTCGACATTGTTGAATGTGACGCTACAAGCTCCCAATTTTACGTTTGTTACATCTGGCATATTAAATTTCACCCCCCTTCATTTCTGATTGTCTGATTTCTAACTCGTATTTCTTTTTTATTTCGGCCACATTATCGGCTGTATTCAAATACTTAAATGACCATTCATTCATAAAGTCACACTTGTCGCATTGAGTGGCCAAAATCCCCGCACTTATATTTTGGTATATTATGAATCTTTGGCATTTTACACACCGCAACTCTTTGTAGTTTTTACCGTTTATTACAATCATCTTGTTTTGAATATAAAATTTATACTGAACTCATCCTGGCCTCTGTCGTTTCTCCCAATATGGCCACCCTCCGATTGTGCCAAGCAAAAATAAATATAAGTACCACCCATCGTCGTATTGGCTAGTTGGTGCAATTGTGTCCTAACAGCCAATAATTTCGTTTTGCCCGCCGTATATGTGGCCGCTCGAATAAACACTTGAACAGTTGGATTATAAAGTGGAACGTGTATATTTGGCGACATCCCACCAGTGTCCAACACTGCTATGCCAGCATTTGCGGAATCTGGTAAGTATGATTTAAAAATATCAGTACCTACAGTGCCAACCCCTGCCGTTTGTAAATATGATGCAACGTCGTCTATTAACATAATAACTAGTATACTATTTAAAAGCCTCTGCCATAACTTTTGTAAAAAAGTTTTTAAAAACATCAATGTTATTTTTAATAGGGTCTTCTAGATATTTTCCCTTCCTTCCACCCTGGAATTTATACTCTGGATGCTCATGCAGACGGGCGGCATACACTTTGTTATACCCAACAATAGCCCCATCGTTGCCATCATTCTCTACATGACCGCTATTTTGCAACAGACCAGTGTCGTGCGGAACTTCAAACTGGCTCAACCTCAACACTTCGTCGCCTACAGCCGTAACAGCACCTAGTATTTTGTTTTCTACCCGACCATTTAATTTTCGTGATTTATTAACAAAATCTTTCTTGTCCCATGTTATATTAGCCACTTCACCACCTCCAGCTTTACATGTTGTGTGTTCCCTGTTCCATCAATGGCGTCGTATCGACCAATTACTTTATAATTGTTACTGTCATGGGTTATTTTGTCACCAATGGCTATATTTGAAGCCGTAGCTATATATACAACTCCATCAATAGTCATCAATGTCCCATTTGGTTGCAATCGTTGTTTTGAAGTCCTCTGGAATCTTGCCTGTACTGTTGTTGCACTTCCTACAGACTCCCGCCCGTACGCATCATAGCCATTTCTGGCATATGTTGTTATTTGTTGATTTAATAAACTTTTGAAACTCATATTTCATACTAACAAGCGGCCAGTTCTTTTATAAATACCATTTAACAACGTTTGCACTCGTGGACCAATAAGACGGTCATTATTTGACCCAGCGCCCTTCGAGTAGGAATAGTCACCAATGGATTCACTTTGATAATCCGATTTACTGCCTGCAAAATAAGCGTCCCCCATTTCAATCATAAAACCAATTTGAGCCGCAACTGCCCTTTTTACTGCCTCGGGGATCTGTTTGTAGTAAGTAGTCGGTGTTTGTTCGCTATAACTTACAACGTCACATGCACGAGGAAACTTCCCTAGTTGATAGATCCTATAAAAACTATCGGTCGATGGTGTAGTTGTCCAGGCCACATCTATTGTTTGCACGCCCGCTTTTGTGCTTGTTGTTATCTTTCGGCGTTGCCCTTGCCCAGTTCCACCAATGATTTCTATCTCACACAAAGAAAAATAATTAATATCATAGTTGTTTTGTTGATTGCTTTGAAGTGTAAAACTAGTAGGCGTATTTGCTGCCATCCGACCTTCGACTTTTTCAACCATAAATTTATTTTGATACCCAACAAATCCATCGATCATTTCTTCTGCTTGATTTATAACGTCGTCAGCCTCAGCAATATCATTGATTGTAATATTGACGTACTGTTTTAATTCGTCTTGACTTAAATAGCCGCGTCGTGAACTTGGTAATGTAGAAGTAACACCCATATAAAAATAATAGCACTAAATAGTGGGGCTTTGCCATGAAATAGGTGATTTTGTATACCAATTCCCATATAACCCATCACTTACAGCATCCCAGCTTGAGGTTGCCGAATCCCAAACAACAGTCGAATCGTTCCATGTAGCTTGATAAATAACAAACAATATTGCAGACCACCACGCATTTGAAACCTTAGCTAGCCAGGAAACGGCGGCCGCTGTGAACCATAAATTATTGTCTTTCGTAAACCACGCCATATTGGTTTATATTATCTGATAATCTATCGACTTGATACCACCCATCGCCCCATAGTGAGTACAGACGGTCAAAATATTGTTCGTACAACTTCGCCACATGCACCGTTCCATAGTTTATCGCGGCATGCTCCGATATTTCTTTGGGTGTGGATAGACCATCCAAGTTGTTGGCCGCATTTATAAAATCTTGTAACGTTCGGCATCTGTATCCTGTTTTTCCATGAATAACTGTTTCTACAAATGCCCCCCAATCTGTAGTAATAACAGGAGTGCCACAAAGTTGTGCCTCGACTGCTACACCACCAAACGGCTCTATATATTGCGTTGGCACAAATACAGCACTTGCGTTAGACATTAAGTTTCCCCGTTCTTCTACTCCAACAACCCCCCGATAGTCGGTTCCTTCTGGAGCCTCACCTTGACCAGCAACAACCAAACGTTTGCCAAGGCGTTTACACACATCAAGTGCTATCTTGTAGCCCTTACGCTCGATCAAGCGCCCGATAAACAAGAAATAGTTCTGTTTATGTTCAACCAACGGAAAGTCTGCCAATTCGTAGTAGTTGGGGATAACTGAATCAAAAAAATTGCCATCTATTCCATGTGCATCAGAACTTTGGGATCCATAAACCGTGTGCATCCATGCGTAGGATTCAAAAACTCTAAATTTTGAAAACGTGCCACCATATCCAATACCATATTCGACGGTCATTGTTTCAGGGAAAGCATCCGAAATGGGTTTCTGTCGTAGTCCCGCAATCACACAAATAAAGTCCTTGGGCTGCATTCGCTTTCTTGCTTCTTCAATACACCGACTATTGAACAACTGCCAATAATCAGTATTTGAATTGAACTGAGCCTTTAGATTATCGGTTGGTTTTTCTATCCCAATCAAATCGAACTGTTCTTTTTTTGAGATACAAGAGATAAATTCGGTACATTTGGCCTCATTCTCTTGGCCACCATATAAAAACACCTCATGCCCTCGACTTATCATCATATTACAAAACTTGCGCACTTTTTCCGTGTACGCACAATGGCAATATTGTCTAATAGTCTCAGTATGAGGCAGTCCAAATACATGAAATCGATATTTCATGCAAACACTCCAGGGTTTTGATAATTAACCACACCTCTTGGCTTTCTCGGCATACCAATAAACATTATAATCATTTCCCTGCTTGTTGCGTCGGCCGTGGTTCTATCTAAAATACAACCATCATCTGTAAACGTCGTAAGAGATGCAGCGGCAACTACTACTGGACTAGCTCCAGCCTCGGTCATAAATTTTATAACTTTTGTCGTGTCTAAATTCTCAGAAACCACCGTAGTATCAACGTTGTCGGTTGCTCCAGCCCACACACATCCTTGATTATTTGCCCCAGTAGCCATACCAATGGAAATTCTGAGATCGTCAGTTATTCCAGCATTCGCCGCACTGTTTGCACTAAGAACAATCATTGCTTGTGGCGTAAATCCAACGCCAGTTATAGTTAATTCCCCAGTAGATGCCCCAAAATTTACGATCATCACTTTTTGCACTGCGCCAGACCATGCCAAATAATTTATGTCGTTAGTATTTGCAACATCAACGTCGTATGTAAACCCAGCCGAATCAAAAGATGTCAACGATGCCGACCCTTGGTTTGTGGATGATGTAGAGCTTAGAAACGTAAAAAACTTGCTGTTTTGCTGTAGCTTTCGGTTGTTTGAAAAATTCTGTGCGTCATGGTCAGACGTCGCCATTGATCCACTTTGTCCAGACCCCGAAGTCATACCGATCCCGATATTGAAATTAGCTTGCGGGTAGGCTGTCGTATTGACACCAAAAACCAGCAACGCCTTGGGTTGGATAGCCATACTTGAATAGGTCTTGCTGCCTGTACCCGCCGATGGGTTGAATTTCCCTTGATCTGCCGTACCAAGGCCATTACCACCTAAAACCATATAAAGAACACTGCGCGCACTAGCGTCTACTGTCGCGTCATTTACTGTAAATCCGTCGGCCTCCCATGAACTTATAGCGCTTTTATATATAGCCGTACCAGATGTGTTTGCTATCAATACAGACTGTGTCGCATCCAATCCCCGTTCCGTATCAGAAGTACCCACGGCGTTTAAAGATGTATTGGTTATGGCTCGTTGACTAATAGTTGGACCAATAGCAATACCTATTGATAAATACGAACTCGCACCACTACCAGACGATGTCCTCCCAGTACAAATAAATATACCAAGTTTGGGCATAAAGTTTGCATCCCTCACTTCTTTTAAACCAGTTGTTGTCCTGCCTGTATAAGTACCTACATACGCTTGCAAACCATCTTTATTGACGGGGACCATGTTAAAGTTGTCAAATTTTCCCGCGCCTGGTGCCACTTCGCTCTGGTATGTTCCAGAACCAAGTTCAATTTTTAAAGATGTCATAGTAATGGGGTTTGTGACGCTATGTCGGATTGACCACTCCAAACCGTCGGTCGATGTCTCCCAATATGTCGTTCCATTATTTTCTCTAATCTTCCACCATTTGTGGGTAGTTGAGTTGAAAGCCACACTATAAAGAGACGTTCCGACACCTCCTACATTTTTTCTGGCGTATAAAGTGTTTGACTCCAGATACCAATCTATAGAGTCTGTCCCGTTTAGTTTTAAATACATACCCGCGCCTGTTGCTTGATTTGGGGTGGTGTCTATCTTCACAAAAATATAGCTACCAGTTATGTCGTAATTTGCCGACAAATAGCCTGCATAATTACCCCCTGCTGTGGATATGGCTAGTGTTATGACTGCCAACCCTCCAACTTCTGTAACTGTCGCCGATCCAAAATAATTATTCGGCCATCTCCCCGTGTCGACTGAGTTGTCACTAAAACTGTCAATTAATGTGCTTGAAACTGCCATTAGCTTCTAGTATACGTTACCATAATACCCAATAATCTAGCATCTACTGCCAAATCATCAGCGACATTGCCGGGGTCACGATACGAACGGAATTGTACCAACTTACTAGCTGCGGGAGTCCCCCCAATTGTTATCACGGAAGTGGCAGCAGTTATGCGCACTAGATTTGCTGTTGCGCCATTATTATCTGTCACCTCTTGAGCTGTACCCATAGCTTGATCAATAGAATCAGCATCACCCAACGCTCTGGCTTGTAAGCCCCAACGCACACCGTTTGTACTTGTGCTGTTGGCTAACCAAAAGAATACTGCCGTCACTGTTCCGGCGTCATAGTCAGATGGCATAGCCACTGCATATTCCTGATACTCTTTTGTTGTCGAATCAAAATCTGCATGATAAATATTCACCTTATTGGTTACATACTCTACACGCAACGGGTCTGCACACCCAGAAGTTGCCGACGGCCAACCTCCCGCCGAACTTAACCACAATTGTCCTGCCGGTTTTGCACCTGTTACACCTGTTGCACCTGTTACACCCGTTGGCCCCGTTGGTCCAGTTGGACCAGTAACGCCAGTAGTTCCTGTATTTCCAGTTACACCAGTCGGCCCCGTGGCGCCAACTGCTCCATTTGATCCATTGGTTCCATTGGTTCCTGTTATGCCTACATCGCCGGAAGGTGTAAAGCTAATAATCGTATCGGCTGCTGTTATTGATAAGCCGACACCGCTGTCAGTCACATAGGTTACAACCAATTTTCGATAACCTGTCGCGGTTGTAACTGCTGTGATTTTAAACTCGACCCATTTAGTTAAATCAGATTTGCTGTAAACTTTTAATCTGCCCTTATCTGAATTGGACGAATCGTCCAAACTATCTAACCATGTTGTTATTGTTCCGCCCGCGCTATCGAGCAAGTCGACAAAGATACTCGTAACCGAGGCATAAGTTGCATGGTTAAATCTAACCAGCCCACCTCCCGGATCTGCATCGGTCGTTGTTGTACTAAATGTAAATGTAAAGCTATCGCCACCTTGTATCCCGGTGGTTCCAGTGGCTCCAGTGGCCCCTGTTGCACCTGCGACCCCAGTTACCCCAGTTGCTCCAGCCACACCTGTATTTCCGGTCACACCAGTCGGCCCCGTTGGACCCGTTGCGCCAGTAGTTCCAGTGCTACCCGTTGTTCCAGTTACCCCTGTTGGCCCCGTTGCCCCTAAATCTCCCGTTCTGTGAAATGCAAAAAGAATCGGGCTTGTATTTGAGAAATCAGATGTCCTAATAATGTATGTTACCGGAATCTTTAGATATGTTGTCGCGTCTGTTATTGCCCCACTTATTTTAAACAAAGAGTAATTTTGTGCCAATAAACTCGGGGTGGTGTTGTTGTGCATCCACAAATTACCCTTATCTGAATTGGTACTATCGTCAAAAGTTAAAGACCAATTACTACTATCTGTGCCATCGGCATCTATTTTACAAACATAAAGCATGGTAGTTAATGTTGCAGATGCGTTATTGTACCTAAATTTACCATTTCCAGGATTTGCATCTGTCGTGGTTGAATCATATATATATGAGATAGACGCGGCCATTGGTCCTGTCGGTCCTGTCGGTCCTGTCGCACCGGCCGCACCTGTCACACCAGTTACTCCCGTTGGTCCTGTCGCACCGGTCACGCCAGTTACACCAGTTACTCCCGTTGCACCGACCGCGCCAGCAGAACCAGTCACGCCAGTTGGTCCCGTTGCACCGACTGCGCCGGTAGAACCTGTCACTCCTGTTGGTCCCGTCGCTCCGACTGCACCAGCAGAACCGGTCGTGCCAATTGGTCCCGTTGCACCTGTAGCCCCAATTGCACCGGCCGCACCATCACTACCAGCCGAACCGGTTACTCCTGTTGGTCCCGTTGCACCAATCGCCCCTATAGTTCCTGCTGGACCAGTAGCACCCGTTGGACCCGTCGCGCCGCCTGTGTTTACAGACCATGAAGTTGTGCCGTCTAAATTCTTCTTTAGGACATCACCAGTGGACGCACTGGATGCGGGCGAATTACCCGTTCCTAGTTTTGTCTGAATTGCCACCAATTCTTCTTCTTGTTTGCCCTCAACGTCTGTATGTTTAGGGACACTTGTCCCAAGCGGTGTGCTAGTAAACGAACTAACGTTTGTTGCTGTGTGTACCAATGTGGGAAAATCGGGGGTTGGATTGCTCATAAAACTAGAATACCACCACCCATCTCAGAATGTCATTATTTTAAGCAAAGTAAAAAATCCGCAAGTTTGTCAGCTTCGACATTAAAGTTCACAACTTCCCTGAATTTTGAATATGCCGCCTTGCTCATTGGTATATATAAATCTGGATTTGAGAAGTGCCGTATTTTGTTGATAACCTGTGTACAATCCAAACCGTCTATGGTTAAACATGTCTCACCGTCGATTAAAAGAGGTTCGGCTATCTTTCCACTATAGTATTGTTTCTTCACAATTAAAGGTTTGCCAACTGCTGGAGCATTGTGGATAACATGTCCGTATCCGTCACCGCCAAACTTGGTATGCCATATAAACATAGCCTCTCGCATCTTTTTTGCCACTTCTGTTGCACCATTTGCAGACCCGTCTCTACATTGGCCACCATAAACTTTATATTTGTAGTCGGGCATGGCTGCCTCAACTTGTGTAAACAATTGCCAATCTTGGGCAAAATGTCCAGCACTGTCAAAACAGTTTATAAATGAATACACGTTGTTTTCTGGCATAACATCAAAGTTGTGTTTGTTCCATCTTCCGTTTATGTTAGTTCTTGGGTGAAACAACATTAAATCAAACTCTTGGTGGTATGTAATAAAGTGAATATCTGCTGGTACATTATCGATCAAGGCCGATGCCATAATGTTTGGAGATAAGCCGGCGTCAACCGTCCAGGAATTGCCAATCTGAAAAATAAATTTCGGATGATCTGGATGCAGTTCGCATAATCGTTTGAATGGCTCAATGTGCGCCGGAATAGACGCAATGACAATGTCGAAGTGACTGGACATGAAGCCATCAAAAGTGATTGCTTTGTTTGTCTGCCCACTATCAATATCCTGGCAATTGTAAATAGTGGAAATACCATCAAAATCTTCACCTGTTGTTAAAACTTCATTTAGTTTAGCCGTGCCATCTGGTGTAGCTCCACCAATACTTAAATACTGTTCTACGGTAGCAGGGTGGTCGTATACTTTCCAGAATCCTTGGTCAAACCATTCTCGACCTATTGGCCGATACACTTGGCCACCCAAACGCTTCTCAAATAACAATATAAATGATTGCAGAAGTGATGCGTGATGAAAGTCTGTAAATACTCGATAATGCTTGTTTTTTTTCATATATGTATACTATTTTGACTCACTCCCCCACTATCCCCTATTCGGGGG